AACCATGAAATTTCCGTCGCCAATAGGTCTGGCACTAACCTTGAATCCTTGAACTGCAAGGTCCTGCACTTGCTGGGCCGTCATTCGGATTTCTGGTTTTTCGCTTGGCTTCTCCTCCACAATCGAAGCCCCTGGAGGAAGATTTAATGAAGGTGGTTTGGCGACTGGAACTCCACCAGCGGCTTCGATGTTTGCCACCACTTCCGGGGCAACTTTAGTATCGCCTAGAACGCTTGGAGACTGATTAAAATCAAAGTTGATCGGAGGTTCTGGAACTTTGTTTTGTTTATCTAGTGGCAATACGCCGGGCCCGTCCATTGGTGTTCCATCAGTTGGCACCCCATCTGGATATGCTCCATCTGCAAGTGGTGTTTCTGCTTGTCCCGCTGGAGCAAGCGCATCTGCAACACTTGGATAAACGTTGTTGTTGATGTCCTTGAATTGTCCGAACTGATCTAGCGATCCAGTAACCTTGACTTTCTGTCCACCAATTACAATTTCTTTGTCGTAAGGTTGCCACTCGGAGCTTTTCATTTCAGCTTGCTTCATCAATGCTTCTTGGATTCCTTGACGCTCTTGAATATCCAGTTTCCTCTTTTGAAGTCCAAACTCAGCATTGGCCTGCATTTGAGTAGTACCCATGTTGATGAGTCCAGCAACTGACTCAGCAATACCTGCACGCTCATCCAGAGAAATGTTCTCATCCTTAATTTGGTCGCGCACACCTTGAAGTGTCGGAGAAAGATCAGGGAACAGCTTCAAAGCAGCATCAATTTGAATGTCGCTCTTTTTGATTAGCTTTTTCTTTTCGCCTTGCTGTTTGAAATAATCAGTTACTTGACTGATGCCTCCAGCAACACCTTGCGCTCCAGCCATAGCTAGTCCACGTGCCGCCTGAACCGATCCAGAATAATCTGGAGATTGATATGGGATTGTCCTTACTTCTCCTCCGAATAGTGCCATAATTTTAGTTGTTGTTATCCAAGTTGGAGCCCGCCACCATAGTATCCCTGAGAGTTTACTGAACCCGGAGAGTTGTTCATGCCACCATAATTTCTATTGGCATACATTTGACCAGCTTGACCGATGCCACTCCCAAGACTGCCCCACATTTGAGCTTTCGCTTGTTGGTTTGCAGCGTTGATTTGGTAATTTGCTTGGTTCGCTTGGTTTTGAGCTCCCGCTTGTTGTTGTGCCATACTCAGTGGCATGTTGAAATCAAACCCACCAGCCGCTTCAGGACCAAGAGTCAATGCAGTGCGGAGATCTTGTTGACCAGCCCCATACGACAACGGAGCCGTGCGGAGAGCTTGTAGTCCCGGATTGGTATAGAACTCGCCAGCTTGAGAGTAAGATCGTTGTCCAGCTTGAGCGGCTTCGGCTCGTTTGCGGGCCATGATGTCCTCACGTCCCATTGCCTCGCTGACAATGCCCAGATTGCCACCAAGTCGTCCAGATGCTTGGAAAGTCTCACGCGCTTGTTGTTCGTATCCTCGGCGTTCTTCTGGAGTCACCCCTTGCGCGGAGGCTCTAGCTCGTTCGGCTTCTTGAGCAGACGCTTGAACTGCGGCCGCCTGTTCTGGCGAAAGCGCTTGCATCAAACCTCGCGTCAGTCCAGCCTGACCAGACATTTGACCAAGTTCTTCAGCTCGAAGTTGTTCTAAGGTCTTCCCGGCTTGCTGTGATGTGCTTAGTTGGAGTCCCTGAAATCCAGGTTGGCCTTCAACACCACCAAGGAATTGTCCCGTTTGGCCAAACATTTGCCCCATAAGCTGAGGTCCAAAACGCTCTTGAAGATTCAGAAATCCCGGGATATTCTGATCGTAGTAATTAAGAAGCCCTGTTGCCTGACGGCCAGCTAGATTTGTTCCCTGCTTGTTTAACGCAAAAATATCAACTGGTTTAGGGGCTTTTCCTCCAGCCTTTGCTGCTTTATTTGCTCCATACGCGGATACAGCTCCACCTACAACAGTTGTTCCTATTGCTACCCAAGCCATTAACTTAACTCACCTCCAGAGTTTTTTGTGTTATTTTCTTTCAAATGCTTCATAAGACTTTCTTCTTCTTGGTTGTATTTATTTTTCTCCCAAGAACTAATCCTTGGGTCATCTTTGTCAAAAAGCGGGTTTTTATTTGGATACGTCAAGTAATCAATCATCTTGTCAGGGTCACTGATGTTTTCTGGGTTTGCATGGAATGTTATCCATGTCGTGTCCTCGTAAATATAAAGAACTCTTTTTGTTCCGGCCTCAGTAATGCCAACAACTGGAGCTTCATATTCGACCACTCCGGTTTGATCCATTACTCGTAATTTCCCAGATTCAATTACAAATGGATGCCTTGTTTTGTGCTGCATACTTGTAAGTAATGATCCAGCGGGCATGAATATCCTTCTGAGATACATACCGGGAAGAAATAGGTGTTCCGTAGGAAAATATCCATCTGGCATTTGAGCAAGCTGATACTCAAGTCGTTCAACGTCAGAAGCAGAGGCGATCTCTTCAGCAGATGGAACTTTAGAAACGAACAATTCTTGCTTGTCGCTTGCTTCTTCTGTTTCTTCTGATTGGCTATCCATATATCTTTATTGCTTCTCCTAAGTTTGCATTCATTAGGAACAATCAATCATCCAAAAAATACAAGCTGAACATCTGAGCTGTTGGCCAACTGACTATCAGCGTATGTATAGAATCTAAAGCTACTTGCTGTTTGAGGAATAGAGAAAATGGCTTGAATAGTAACATTCGCACTATCTGTTGGCTCGTATGCACGCTGACCAACAGCGGAATAGTTTGCGGATGGCAATTCCGTTGAGAATGTCACAGTATAGTCTCCAGCGCCGTTCTTTAATACGCTTGCCACATTGCCACTTCCAAGAATTTGTCGATTGGTATTGCTTGCATCTGTGGTTCCAGAAGTATTTTTATTACCATTAAAACGAACCCATGCTCGCGCCCCATAAATCGGAGCGGTTCCGGTTTGCGCTCCGTCGAGCTTCGCCGCCGTCACGTTGGCATTCAGTATCTTAGCCGTGGTAACAACATCGGCATCAAGCGTGGCGACCCCACTAGCAACTGTAAACGCTCCGAAGTCAGAGTCTGAGAGCTTGGCTGGAGTGACGTTTGCATCTTTGATCGAGATTGCTAGGACAGAATCTGCTGCCATCTCACTCGACGTAATTCCTTGTGTGCGCACCTTCAACTGGCCGGATGGCAATACGACTTCAAGTGTAGTCCCGAAGATAGCATCAGTCGTCATTGTCGTTTGATCAATGATATTATTCATCTTCGCGCTAGTGATTGTGTCAGTAGCTGTGAAAGTGTAAGTTGTATTGACTGCGCCCATGCTTTATTTCTGTGAAATGATTTGTCTATTCGTCACTGACCCAGCAACTTTTACTGAATTGATCTTGGGTGATCCGATAGTTCTTGTCAAGATCATAGTTCCAGTGTAACCACGAATTCCGGCTAGTCTGCACCTAATACTTGCCGTCTCAGCTTCATTCGGAGTGCTTGGAGCAAGAACTTCTCCACCAAGGAGCTGGGTAGTTGTCCCAATCTCAGATGCGTTGTCTGGATCTTCGGCCGCGAAGGAAATAAGATACTCTCCAGAGTCACCAGCAAGGTTTTGCATGATGATTTGAGCATCTGTGAACCTTTTACGCTCCATGCTACCTAAATCATATCCCCGAGTCGTAAGCGACGAGTTGATTGTTGGCGTTACAAGTGATCCCCCCACGTTTGACACGTTAAATCGATCAACTGAACTATCAACAGCATCAATTTGATGCAAGCCGCCATTGCCAGTCACGGCATAAAGCTCGTTTCTAATACCGGCGCCACCAGTAATGAAGTTTTTAATCAAGAATCGCGAATCACCATAGGTATCAAGCGACTCCCAACCACTATTCTTAAAGTTATACACCAAGATTGAGTTGTTTCCAGCCGCGTCATTGGCTCCAATGGCAGAATCTAGGGCAACAGCAAGGTAGTATCGGTTGTCAAACAGGATTCCTACCGCATCTTCCGCGTAATTCTTGTTGATCCGGTCGATGTATGGCTGAATGTCCCGAGAAAGAGGCTCTTCAGAACCACGAAGGTTGTAATCATTGAGGAATTCAATGGAATACACACCATCGTCTGACAGGAACATCATCATGTTGCCACGCATGACAACAGATTTGCGTGCTAAACACCCAACTTCGGACGTAAGCTCTTTAACGGTAACGTCAAGAAGGCTTCCTTGAGTCCCTCTCACTAAATGAAGGCTATTTCTATTCAGGACAACAAGTCCATCGTCATAGAAGCCGTGCATTCCAACAACAAAATCCGCTGTTCCACCACTAATGCGGAACTGGTTCTCAATCTGGTCGAATGTCGTCGTATCAAGAATGTCCGATACGGCAATCTCGTCTGTGATCTTTCTGCTGGTGTAGGTTACATCATTGTAATCGCCAGACTGGTTGTAGTAATATGGAACCCACAGGCGTCGTTGGAAATGGATACCCCAAGGTGCACCCGGCTGATGCATGAATCCACCACCGACGCTAAATCGACCACCGAATTCAAACGTATCAGATGTAGTGTTAGTGTTGTAATTACCCACTGGAGCATACCACTTAATTGAGGTAGTTGTCGCAGTTACAACTTGGTATTCTTTGCCGACCATTTCGGCAAAATCAGGAGTTGTTGCTTGGCGAACAATAATAATGTCTCCACTCTTAACTGTGACATTACCAGCTACCGTTGCAGTTACTAAACCACTCACCACATCCACATCTCTTTCCGTGATGTTAAATGTTTGAGGCTGAGTGTAAGCTCCGCCCGGAGAAAGCGTGAACCCGTCAGTGGCAGTGGCTACACTTACTCCAAACGCAAGGTTCTGGCTGGTGGTAAACACATAGGTGAACGTGTCCTGATCGACTACTGATGCGACCGCAAACGTCCCATTTGCAGGAGTTCCACCAGTAAGGCCAGCAATCGTGATGCTTGTCCCAACCAGCAGTCCGTGCTCGCGCACTGACATCGTTACGGTAGTCGTTCCAGCTTGTGATGCTGACAAGATAGGCCTTCCATTTGGATACCACTCAAATGCTTGTTGCTCATCACGGAATAGCATCACCTTGTCGAACACTTGAATCATCTCAGTGTCGCCACCAAGCGATTGCCCGGATGGATACGGAATGTCAGTGACGGAAAACGTAGCCAAGTCAATCTTCTTAGCAACCGTGTCCATTGCCACAATTACGTATTCCTTGTTGCTCGTATTCGGATCACTAAACAAGCACGAAGCCCTTACGTTGGCATTGGCATTGTCGTT